TTTAAAGCATAAGCAGTACCAGCAGCCCAAGAAGTAAAAGCCATTTAAGGTTCGAAGACTTGTCTGAAAGTAGCGTTAATTGTCGATCTATTGTTATACGGAATTGATTTTGTCCAAGAAGAACAAACCCACCTATAAGAAGTTGTTGTATCTGGTGGAGTCCAAGTGAAAGATTCTTTTCCTGCTCGTGCTTCAAAAAAAACTTCAAGTGTGTCTGAATCTGTTTCAGATAAATTCTGCCAAGTTAAAGCCCATTGTTTTGGATCTTGATTTTCTCCATAAACGGTCCTTTGTTCGTAACCATCTCCGAAAGCAACTGTAGTAACAGCGGGTGAACTATTTTTCTGTGCTCCATATGAAGGAGTTAAAGAAGGTAAAGTTGCCATTACGCCAATAATCCTCCGGGACGTTTTTGTTTTGTGATTTCAGTCTGCACTGCAAGCGAGATCACTTTCCCAAGTTGGCGGCCTTCTTCAAGATCACCTTCCTCGGAACTGCCAGACGCATCAACATTTATTGTGATATTAGTGCTTCCACCTCCCATCTTATTATTTGGAATAATTGTTCCTTGAACACCGGGAACAAATAATTCTGGACCACGTTCTCCAACGAGTGAAGCTTTGCCGACAGGTGGTCTCCCTCCATTGGCAAATATTCCTCCAAACCCGGGCATTAACATATTTAAACCTTGACTAATTGCTGCGTTTAAAAGTTTGTCTGCAATGTTATTAAGCACGTTATTCAACGATTCTGCTAATGACATTGTTCCTGTAATTACACCTTTAATAGCTCCATGAATCCCTGTGGCTATCGTTTGTTTTACATCTCCCCACAATTGTTTTTGTTGTTGGATTTGTTCGATTATTTGTTTATTTAAATTAATTGTTTCTTTTTTTTCTCTGTTTGTTTTTTGAACTTCGTCGGACGTACTTTTCTCAGAAGAACCTTCTCCTACCCCAGCTCCAGAAACATCTTTATTGAAGGCTGTTGAGATCTGACTAATTTGATCTGATGTAAATCCAACGAGTTGTTTTATTCCGGGAAGATTCATCAACAGTTGAAGCTTGCTTACTATCTCGCCAATAATTCTTCGCCACAAAGCTTGGATGCCTTTTAAGATTTTCATTAATGCACCGCCAACTGCTTGAGCTAACTGTTCTCCAACTTCTCTTAAAGGTTCAATACTTTGAGCAAATCCGCTAGTAATTTCATTCCATTTTGTTTGAATTGCAGCAAAGTTTCTTGTTACTTTTTCTCTGAGGAGATTAAAAACATTTGCAAGTCTTTGGCCTGTTTCTTGTCCCTGCTTAATAGCACGTTTTTGAGCATCAACAAATCCAGCAATATTTTTAAACCACCATTGAGTTAATCGTTGGATAGGACCAGCAGCTCCTTCTGCTTGTTCTTTCATCAATCCAATTGCTTTCGCAAAACTTGTAGCAATAGCCCAAGCTCCTCGTAAAGCCATTCCTAAAGCTTTTACTCCAGCAGCAAAGGCTTCAATGGTTCCAGCAATTCCTGTAATTGTTAACTTTAAAAGTTCACCTAATTCAGAATTGTCTGCAAATAAATTAGTAAAGGCGGTTGCTAATCGTGTTACTTGTCCGTTAAGAGTGTCGCTTGCTTTAAAAGCTGCTTTTGCTGCAACTCCTTGGGATTCTTTTTGCTTTTGTATTAGAGCTTCAAACTTCTCCATGTCATTCAATATTGGAGCCATTACCTGAATAGCTTCATTTCCAAAGATATCTCCAAGTTCTTTAGTTCCTAATCCTTCTAGCTTTTTCAGGTTGGCAGCTAATCCTTCTGCTTCAATTGTTGCCGCATTGATATTGATGCCTAGTTTTTCTAATTTCTTTTGACCTTCCGATGTACTTAGTTTTAAAAGAGCTGTTTTTAAACCTGTAAAGGCGACTTCACTCTTGACACCTGAAGCCGTTGACTGAGCAATAATCGCATTAACTTCCGATAATGGAACTTTTAACATGGCCGCTACAGATGCGACCTTACCTATATTCGCTGCATATTCAGCAACAACAATTTTACCGTCATTTTGAGTTTGAATAAATTGATCGACGATTGAATTAGCTTTTCCTGCCTCTAGTCCATAAGCATTTAAAACACTTGTCAATGCGTTGCCTGTTGTATTTAGATCAGCAAAACCACCAGTAGCACCTAAGCTTGCCGCTTTTAAAACATTTGTAGTATCTGCCGCTTTGATAAATCCAGCGGAAGCAACATCGTAAGAAGCCGCCGTTAATTCGGTAATACTTCTCATCCCGTGTAATTCAGAACTTAACTTGGTAAGTCGTTCAACTAATACTTCAGAATTTCCGCCAAGAGATTCAAATTTCTTTTCTGAAAAATCTTGCTTACTAAGTGTTTGAAAAGCCGCAGTTACGGATGCCATCGCAGCAATAGGAGCTGCCAGTGTCATTAACTGTGCCTTCATTGTTGCGCCAAAACCAGCAACCCCAACTGCTGCGGCTTTAGCCCCTTTTCCTACTCCAAAAAATGAGGCGGCCATTCCTCTTAGGCCTTTGTTTGTCTTGCCTAAATTTTGCTGAGTCTGACCAACCGAATCTTTTAATCTGCGTACCTTGTCGTCAACCTTCTTCAAGGTTGGGGTTGCATTATCTACAAACCGAACATCAATTAAGGTTGCACCAGCCATTTGATTAGCTCACGTAACTTCAGTTTAACGTTCCTTTGCCAAAATCATATCTACAAGCTTTCGCTTGGAATGATGGCTGGTTGTTGGAACTAATTCTCTTAGGACTCTATTCGATTTACCCATTAAAACAAACCTTTTTAACCTTTCGCCCGACATGGGTTCAGGCGATTTGTAAACGAAAAATGCACCGATAGAATTAAGAAGGTTCATCGAGAAGCTTGACTTTTTGTTCTCCCGTTCTCTTGTTCATTATGTATTGAATACGATTGTCTGACAGATATTCCTCCTTAGACTGAAGTGTGTACCAACGGGCCTTACAAACAATACAGTTCCGCCTCCTAACAGTTCGACCATCAGTTGTTTGAACTGTCATTACTACTCTGACCGTATGGTTCAGACAATATGGACACGTTTTTAATCGCATGAATAAAGAACAACCCTTCTTGGACTTTTTGGTAATTGAACGAAGTCCAGAGCAAGAGTTTATGATCGAATGGGATACTCGACAGATATTGAGCTGCGAAGACCGTCAAGAATTAGCCTCGATGTGCGCTAATCTTTACCAACAAAATTGGGCCAAGGATCAGATCATAAAGAACTGTCTTGGCCGTATTGGAGAATTAGAAGGACAAGTAATTAAGATTGAACTTAATAACGAACGTCCTTGGTGGAGGAAAATTTTAAAAAGGTAGTTCTTCTTTAGGTTGATTCGGATTTATATTTCCAAAGTCTCCATATTGTCCTGACTTACCTTTCGCATTGATATAAACAACATCAACTTCGACTTCTTCATTGTTTTCAAAATCCCAGACTTTGCCTTCTTTATGCTTTGAAGTGTCACCTTCAAGAGACATTAGATAATTACAAAGGCCGGGAATTGATTCAATTGGAATTGCTAAAGAAAGCTGTCTTGGGTTTTTGCCGTCTTCATCGAAGCGGTTTTCTGAAACCTGCCATTTGATTGGGTGCTTGAGGGCAGGGTTGAACTCGAACTTGTTTGGCATTGGATTGAATCCTGTTTTTTAGTTGGTTGATAACGAGTTGACCTGATTGGGTCGCTTGATCTTCAGACATTACTTTTTAATTTCGGCGGCTAAATAATCACCGTGTTCCTTGAGAGTAATGTTGTTTTCTGTGATTTGCTCGGCTTTGATACCAAATTTTTCTTTAAAACTTTTGATGATTTCCTCTTTCCTCGGATGCTTCCTTAGATCAGATGAAATCTGAGCACGATATGCAGGTGTAATGAATCCAGGTGAGTTTGTAGCAGGCCTTGAAACAGGTTGATTGGGTTTTGTAGGTGTCCTGCTAATACCCTTTTTAGACTCAGTTTTTGGAGTCAAAGTATCAGCGTCATCGTCATCACCAGCTAGACCATAAATTGCTAAAAGCGCATAACGTCTTGCGTAGGTAATAGCTGAGCCAAGAGCTTGCATGATGTTCCCTCTGTTAGGAACAAGATCAGGGAAAGGAAGTCGGCTGACTATTTCTTCTCCTGAAACATGCTTCAGAGTCGTCACTAAAATTGTGATGACTTGACCTGATTCTGTAACCGTTGAATCGAAGGTTTGCGTATGACACAGACCCAGATGAGTCGCTGGTTGAACAGCATTTAAGCCACCTGCAAGAGTTGTATAAAAACCATAATTGGCTTTACCGTCCTTCCCTGCTGCGTGGTGTTCTTGTTGAAATTGGACTAATGCTTCAGCTAAAGAAGCTGAAGCTTTGGATGCGGGCATGTGGTTTTTGAGGGGGTCTCTTTTACTTTTTAATTTTAATAAGATTATTTCAGCTTGTACACCCTTAAAATTAAATCGTTGTGTTAAGTTGTTATGAAAACAGGTAAAATAGAAATAATCGCCCCGGGCAATTCTTCACCTTTTGAATATCTTTTATGAGCCGATAATGAAACAACTAAGCTATCATCTTTTAATACCGTCCCGCCTGATGTGACCGATAATCCATCAAGTGTGCTGCGACATAACTTATCAATGTCTCCGCTAGCATGACTAGTTAGAAATTGCGGTGCGGAAGGTTTTAATTTATCCTTATTTCTTCCTGTCCCAAAATGTCCTTTAGGTCGAGGGAAAATAAATTCTATTGACACAGAAACTGCGCAATCAATGGGATCTTTTTGATAAGCATCCAAGGCAGCGTGTCGGATATCTTGTCGCCAAGGTTGTACTTTTTTAGAGGATTCAATTAATGATCCGTAACGAGTTAAGGTCTTGGAACCTTGCGCTCCAGGAAGTCCTATAACTCGGATAACAAGTTCGCTCAAAAGCTCTCCCTCTCGGAGCTGAATTTCTCCCATGCTTCCTTCCATGCCAATCTGCACGTTAGAGGATCTTGTTCATCTCCAATAAGACATGTATTAGGTCTTGACCAAATAGTCCTGCAACTATCAACCACAATTTTGTGTTGGTTAGCCAAGGCCTCAACATAACTTCCTAATTGAGCATCCGTGTTATAAGTTTTTTTATTTGATTTGCTTTGAGTTTTTAGGTCAATTAGAACTAATTTGTCTTCATTGTGGTCATAACCAAGAACATCAAATTGTCCTCCGACTGATTTCTCTAAATCGGGGATCATATATTCAACTGCCCATGTTTCAAAATTTTCCCAAAATGGATCTGAAAGAAGTGGACGAACCCACTCTTCATAGTCTCCTGCATTGGGTTGTTTATCACCTAATAGAAATTGCTCCAGACAATAATGAACCTGAACTCCTCGAGGTTCCCAGATATGACGATACCGTTCAATATTGGCCATCGCCTCTGGAGTTTTATTTGAGCCTGTTACTTGAGTTGTCGAGTAGGCAAGCCATTCGCCTGTCGGTTCCCAACAATACTGATGACGTTCTTCGTCACGAAAAATAGGGAGCGGTTTAAGCTTCATTGAACTCCAAGGTGGGTTGCGAAATAGACTCGGGCAGTTCGTCCACTCCTTGTAGGTCTTCTTAGAGGTTTTTTTGTCTGTGGGTCGTTCTTGAATTTTACGTAAGGGGGCTGGCATGTTATCAAATCTCGTAAGCGGGCAGATGCTGTTTGGTGTTTCATTCCGAGGATTGCTTCTATCTCGTCACAAGTAAGACCATGAGGACTCGATTTGACGGCATGTAAAACATCGAGACACATTCCATTAAGTTGATTTACGATGCTTTCAGCTGCATCGATTGACGGCTCAGTGTGATTATGGGGAGCTGTCAGATAATTAAAAAGGTCTGTTTGGGTCATGTTGGAAAGTCCTTTGGATCTGGTGAAGCTTGAACTTCTTCAGGTTGAAATTGCGGATTGATCTTTGCGTCTATTTCTTCTTTGGTCATTCCTCTAAATTCTTCTAAAGGATTTTCGTGTCTTTTCCCCGGATATCCAAGTCCATAAAGAGCGGGTTTTGATTCCCAACATTCTCTGGTGTATTTAGTCCCCGGACTTTCGTTATCGAAATCTTCAACGGTCCACATTGGGATGTCTGGGTTAGCTGGATTCGGTTTGATTAATCCTTCTCTAAGAGTTTTCAGGATCGAACCTTTATTAAAAAGTGGTTCCATTAAATAATCCCCTCAACTAATGGATTCCCAGAATCGTCAGCTCTAAAGACTCGACTCGCTGGATGATTGATAGGTTGTTCAGCTTGAAAGGATCCTTTGGTCTTAGTTCCAAAGGTTTCATAGTTTTTAAGAGTGATACCTGACCAAGGTCCTTTTGGACCACCTACGATGGCCAGCTCAAGTTGAGTCTTGACAACTTCAGAACCATATTTCTTTTTGATTTGAGAGAGGCCACTAATCAAAAGGTTGAAAGATTCTTCTGTTTTACGTCCTGTTTTAACTTTCCAAAAGGACTCGATTAAATCTGAAAAGGAACTGAGTTCAAAAGGAATTAAATCTCGATGAAATTTGAACCTAGTTTTTTTGAAAATTTCTTTCTCTTTATTTATAGTATTAGGTACTCTATTAGTATTAGATAAAGTACCTTCGCTCTTTTCTTCTTTCTTTTTTACCTTTGTGTCGGTGTCCGTACCGCTCGGTACTTTAAGGGTATCATGCTCCGCAACCCCCCTTAGACCGTCATAAACCATTTGATTTACAAATGCAGTCGTGGACAACCATGGAAGCTTTTGCTCTTGGCATTTGGATAGTAAATCCACATCGATTGGAACGTTTCTAGTAGGCATTGATGTGCTAAATGTGTGGTTTTAATGCGTGTTTCATGCTTAATCATGCTGTATGCAGGGGGTAGCTGCCACCCCTAGTTGAAACAATTCATAGTACGATTTGCAACAATGTGTATAATGGACTTGACCCTGAAGCTCGGAGGCCTTATGACCTCGACCACTAGGATCAAGGAAATAAGAAAAGAGTTATTTGAATATGGAGCTGATCCGTATCAAATTGCAGCCGAAGCAATAGATAGAGGAGACCGTCTTTTAGAGCAAGTCAATCGTCTGCAAAAGGTTCTTTCCCAAGTCCCTGATTTATCAGCTCGCGGACAACATTGCTCTGACTCATACCTGACTCATTAGCAAGCTGAGTGATTTGATCTTTTACTTCTTCTGTAACACTGACTTGAATAATACGATTCCATCGGTCAAGTCCTCTTTCTCGATTTGACATAAGAGAAGGAAATAAGCTGAGGGTAAACAAGGTTTAAATCTATTTTATCTTATTAAGATTAACAGTATTGTAAAAAAGTTCAAGTTCTGCATCTGTAATTTTATGAAGAGCGTCTAAATCCTCTTTACTTATTTTCAAACCTTGCATTGTTTGAGGTTCTTCGGGTTCTGGAGCTTTAGGAGTCCAAGCATCAATTAACAGCTCAAGCTCTTTTATTCGAGCTTTTGCTGCTGCGATTCTTGATTCTCTATCCAAGTCCGTCCTCCTTTTCTGACTCCATTATGTCCTCAATATCGGCAAGGGCATCTTTTTGCTCCTGGGCGGTTCTTGAATAATCAATCTCATATCCAGCAGCTCTAAGTCGAGCAATTTTCCAGATGGCAATAATTTCACCTGCTGTTAAACGAGTCATTGTTTATCTTCCCTATAGCTAAAGCGATTGGACGCAGTGTCTTCTTCGAGAATAATCCCTATACCCGGATCTTCTCGTCTTAGAAGCAAATGAATAGGAACTTTATTCATATCCAAGTAACTTCCAAGCTTAAGGAAAACATCGACAGGTAGATCCATTGCATCTTTTTCATAATCAGGAGAATGTTTTTTTGATTCCGTGTACCAGAAAACAGAACGAGTTCCAGATGAATCAGTCCACATAAAACGACCTTTAGTCAAGATCTCAGAACTGTATTCTTCAATCCACTTGTCCGCAGGTCTTCCGCAATCCTCGTCCTCAGATCCCACAATTAAGACAATCGGCCAAGGTTTTGTCCGATGTGATTTCCATACTTGATGCAATTCCCAAGGAAGACCTTCTTCCTCTCTTTTTGCAATTTGTTTTGAAGCTCGTTTTAGAACTTCTTCTCTAGTGCTTCCAAACATGGTGCTTTTGTCAATATGCACCTCCCAGCCTTCGATCATTTTGTTGTTCATGGTGCTGTCTCCTCTAGGAATTTTTCGGCTTTTAATTGGTTCATCGTTTTTTCGTAATAACGATCAAACTCTTCTGAACTTTCGACAAGTCTGTCGGCTTCAGAAATCAAGAACTGTTGGACTTCAACTAAAAGATTGTCTTTTGAGGTAGCAGCCCATTTTTTTAATTCTTTGAGTTTGTCCTTTTGGTCTTCTGGGCATGTTCCTGCAAGGACAAGGCTGATGATTGCTTCTTGAGCAAAACGATTTTCTGAGATGTTCATTTGTTCCAGTTGAGATAAAGAGCAGAATTTGGGCCATAGGTCATTTCTAAAACAGGCCAAGTTTTAAAAATCAATGCTTTATTAGCTGGATCGGCACTCAAAGCTGCTTCAGCTAATTTTTGAATAAAGCCACCTCCATAAGAGATGGCAACTTGAAGAGTTTTAAATTGTTCGTTGGAATCCATTAGTACCTTTCTCCTTCGATGTGTTTTGTACAGGAATACTTGAGGCCATCTTTTTTGGCATACCCAACTAATTCATTTTTTTCTTCTTCTGAATAGGCATAGTCTTCCCAGTCAGCAGTGACAATGAACCAATAGTATTTTGGATTTTGTTCTCTTTCTAGTTCCTCTCGGTAGAGTTGGTCTTGTTCTTCCTCGTATTGCCTGAGGGCAGTCTCATGAAAATCGGACATCGTGGTTTTTGTTTAACTGAATTAATCTTATTAAGAATAAAACCATCCGTATACCATTGCATCTTTTTTGTTGCAGAGCACCCTTATAAGAATTATTCCTATTAAGATTAGTGCATGAGGAATTTATTCTTCATATCCAAAAACCACACGGAGATTTGAATGGGTCAATTAGCTGATCTGATGCGTGACACTCTCAACGAGATGAAACGCCAAGACGACGAGCTTCAAGAGAAACTCAACAAAGTCGTCAAGACCGCAGACAAGTTGGTCAAAGAAACCGATAAACTCCTCGAAATGATCGAAGAGTAAAACACAAGCCCCTCGAAAGAGGGGTTTTTATTTTTCCTACACGCACCCCCCCTATGGAAGTCTTCGAGAATACCGTTGCTAACAACGCCGGAATTGCGAAAAGAGCAATCGAAAGAATCTTGGATTTAAATTGCAATGGCAAATGGGAAGAGTTCAAAGCAATGGGATTAGATCAAGCAAACATTGGTCAACTCGATGAAGCTCTCGACACGCTTACGCTCCTGCATGCCAAGAATAATGATCCACTAGAGGAAGAACTAAGACCAAAAGGTTGGGAAGCAATTCGAGAAGGGGCTAACTCTGATGGATGGCTTTACAACGAATACAACGAATACGAACTTTAGGGGTATACGGATTCACTTATTCTTATTAAGATTAAAACATCTTTAAAAACCACACCATGAAGCTATTAACAAAAGCTCTCGAGAAGAAACTTCCTCTTCTTAATTCTGCGACCAACAAAGCCTATGTGAAATGGTTTACACCTTGGACATATTGGACTTGGTACGTTATGGAATACGATCCAGAAACAGGTGATTGTTTCGGATACGTTGAAGGCCACGAAAAAGAGATGGGCTACTTCAACAAGAAAGAGATTGAAGAGCTTAATGGGCCATTCGGTTTAAAAGTTGAAAGAGATCTTTCTTTTGAAACAACAGACTTCGAGGAATTAGTTAAATGAGATTCCTCCTATTTGCCGCCTTCGGGGCGGCTCTTTTTTGGGGAGTTAATTCTTCCCTCGAAGACATGACCCGTCACGACTGTGAGGTCAACAAAATCGAACTAGCTTGCGAGGATCTAAGAAAATGAAACCTTACAACAATCCTATGGACAGTCCTTGGAGGCAATTTAATTGCTTCTACGAAAAGAACATCGAAAATTATTTAAAGAGTCGTCGAACAATTTTTTTCAATACGAACGAAGGGACATCATGTGTCGAAGGGCACAATGCTTGTGTTGGTCAGGGATCTATTCAAGTAGATAATCCTAACTTTAAATGTGAAACGCCAACACCTGAAGAATATTGCGAATGGTATTTCAAAAAATACGGAATACCAAAGGAGTTGAAAAAATGAAATTCGAACTAAACGAAACCGAACACCAAATGCTTCGGGACATCCTGAATGATGTAATGCGACAAGAAGGAACTGGAGGAGACGAGTATGAAGAAACGCTCAATGCGCTTCACGAAAAGATTTGTCTTTACTGGATAGATGAGGCAGACAAGAGTTCATACAAGAGTTCATACGTTGAAAAACTTGAAGAGCAAGTACGATTCTGGGGAGGAGTATTAAATCCAGGCTTAACTGATTAAATGAACAACCTACCTCAAAACGCTCAAGCTGGAGACATGTTCTTCGATCCAGTTACAGAAAAAGCCTTTTACTTCACAGGTGAAAAATGGGTTGATGTAACCCGCCATCAAGAAAAAGATTTTCCAAAAGAGGGGCATTGACTTTGCTCGTGAATAGGCAAATTTCAATCTTTAACGCTAGGGGTTGAGATTGGAAACTGGGAAGTTAGTGGTTTTTCTTCCTGTGTCATGTAAGCCCCCTGAAAAATAGGCAAAAAAAAAGGCCCCTTTTTGAGGGGCTTTTTCTTTGTTAGTTAACTGGGAATAACTCAACAACTTGTTTTTTAGCAGCTCCGAAAACAATAATCATGTCTTTTAAAGCAGCTGCAAATTCCTTGTCGTGAGTAGCCAAGCGGCGATTAAAGTCATTTCTGTAATCGCTTAAGCTGAGTTCCTTGTTATCCAACTTTGCTTCCAATTCCTCAATTCTTTGAAGACTGGCTTTGTAAGCGGCAAAGATCTCAGCTTTTTTGTTTGCTTGGGTGACCTTAGTCATTTGGAAAACTCCATGTGGTTTTTAGCGTGAGTGGTGACTCACTTCTTAATCTTATTGAGATTAGATAAGATCGTATGCCCCTTCCTTGAAAATCGATGCGGTTTGTTGCAATCTTAGTAAGATAAAATCGTTGCACTCCGTTGCTTATCCCTATGGCGTCTATAAAAGATTTAAAACCTGATCCTCAAAACGCTCGGAAAAGAACTGACCGATCCGCTTCCCTTATTCAAGAATCTATTAAACGATATGGGACTGCTCGATCCATAGTCATTGATGAAGACAACCGCATCCTTGCTGGGAATGGAACTGTTGAAGGTGCAAAAGCTCTTGGTCTTGAAAATATAAAAGTTATCGAAACCGATGGATCAGAAATAATTGCAGTCAAGAGAACAGGATTAACTGAAGAACAAAAAATTGGTTTAGCTTTAGCTGATAACAGAACAAGTGACTTATCAGATTGGGATCGGGAGATGCTCCATAACCTTTCTGAAACCCATGATGTTAGCCCTTGGTTTGACGAAGAAGACTTAGAAAATCTTTTAGGGAATGACACCATGAAGGAATATGAAGGATCAACAGAACACTCAGAAGAAGATTTTGATAACTTCCAACACACTTGCCCTAGATGTGGATTTGAATTTGATGGAAAGAAATAAAGGACCGTGGTATCTGACCGATCTTTCTGGAATAAAAAAGAACGGTTTTAAAGTTTTTAGCTGCTTCCATTGTGGTGGTGGCTCTTCAATGGGATATAAACTTGCAGGCTTTCATGTCTTAGGTGGTGTCGAAATAGATCCAGAAATGATGGCTTTGTATCGGGCAAACCATAATCCAAAACATAGTTTTTTAATGGGCGTTCAAGATTTTAATAAAATTCCCTTAGAAGAAATTCCAGAAGAATTAAAAAATTTAGACATCCTTGATGGTTCTCCACCTTGCTCAGTTTTTAGCATGGCTGGCAAGCGTGAAAAAAAATGGGGTAAGGAGAATTATTTCCGTGAAGGTCAGAAGAAGCAAAAACTAGACGACCTTTTTGGTCATTTTATTGAAGTAGGAAAAAGACTTCAGCCCAAAATAATTGTGGCTGAAAATGTTAAAGGCTTAATTGCTGGTAATGCCAAAGGATATGTCAAAGAAATTTTCACAGCATTTCGTGAGGCTGGATATTCAACTCAATTATTCCTTTTTAACTCAGCAAAAATGGGGGTTCCTCAAGCAAGAGAAAGAACTTTTTTCCTTGCTCGACGTAATGATTTAAACCTTTCACCTTTAAAACCATCTTTTAAAGAATCACCAATTTCAGTAAGAGAAGCCTTTAAAGATATAAAAAAACATGGCAAGCTAAAACAAATTAGTCCTAACCTTCAAAAATTCTGGAAAAAAGTTAAACCCGGAGATCCTTTATCTAAAGCCCATCCAAAAGGGCATTATTTTAATATGAGTGTTGTTAATCCAAATATTCCTGCTCGAACTGTTACAGCAACACAGGGATTAATAAAATGGGATGAACCCAGATATTTAAGTGAAGGAGAAATTCTTCGAATACAATCTTTCCCAGAAGACTACAATTTTCTTAAGTCTGATCCCTGTTATGTGATGGGGATGAGTGTTCCACCTTTTATGACTCAGCGAGTGGCTTTAGAAATTGCTGAGAAATGGCTTATTCCAGAGGCTTCAAATGGCAGCTAAAGGATCTAGTAAAGCTGAAACTTTAATCCGTGTTCAGAGATTTTCACGGATCATTGCTAATGGTGGAAGAAGATCTGATTGCGTTCGGTATGCTTCAGAAAACTGGGGGGTATCAGAAAGAACCGCAGATAACTATCTGGAGCAAGCTAGAGCAGCTCTCAAGGCTGATTGGGATATTGAACGACCACAGATGATCGCTGATTTATTGGCTCAATGCAGCACCTTACAAATGGAAGCTAGAAGGGCTGGTCAATATCACATTGCGCTCGGTGCAATTAATACAGCAGCAAAATTAGCTGATCTTTGCTCTTGACTATTCTCCAAGAATCAAAGACAGGTCATGTTTTACATCCTGAAGGATTTAAACTTTTTGCTGATTCACCTAAAATAAAAGAACAAGAATCTAAACTTATTCGAGAACGTATTTTTAACGGGTTATTAAATTACCAACAAAAAATTTGTAAAGATCACGATCATAGGATTGTTGGATTTTGTGCAGGTTATGGAGCAGGAAAAACAAGAACTTTATGCGCATGGACTACTTTATGTGCTCTTGATAACCCCAATACGGTTGGGGCTGTTTTCGCTCCTACTGGGGCTTTGGTTCGTGATGTTTTGCAGCGTTCCCTTGAAGATTTTTGGGAACACCATGAAATCAGTTATGAATACAGAGCCTCTCCGTTACCCGAATATAAATTAAATCTACCAGCAGGTGAAGTTATAGTTCTTTGTCGATCAATGGAATCTTGGGGTCGCATCGTAGGAGTTAACCTTTCTTTTATAGGTTCAGATGAGTTAGACACAACAAAAACGGACGTTGCACAAAAGGCTGTTGAAAAATTTTTAGGAAGACTTAGAGCGGGTAACCGTAGACAATTAGGTTTATTTTCTACACCAGAGGGTTTTGGAACCTTCTATAATTTATTTGTTCGTGAAGGATATAAGGAAGATCGAGCACTCTACAAAGCTCGAACTGCAGATAATCCTTATTTACCTGACGACTTCCTCCAAGCATTACTTGACAATTATCCAGCAGCTTTAGTTAAAGCCTATACAGAAGGAGAATTTTGTAATCTTCAAACGGGTGCTGTTTACGATCGTTTTGATCGAGAGAAACATGTCACAGAAGACATTCCAGATTATAAAAATGAGATTATTCGATTCGGTTGCGACTTCAACGTAGGTAATTGCAATGCTGCAATAGGAGTAATTCAAGGAGGACATTTATACATTTTTGATGAGGTAGGAGGTGCACATGACACCGACTCGATGGCCGATCAAATCAGAGAAAGATTTCCCCACAACACAATCTATGCGTATCCAGATGCTTCAGGCGGAAACAGATCGACAAACGCTGCGAAAACCGACATCGAATTATTACAACAAAGAAGAATTACAAACTTATCTGGGGGAAGTAATCCATATATCCGAGACAGAGTAGCTGCTGTTCAGGCTTTATTATGTAATGGCAAAGGGGAAGTGCGTCTTCATATTCATCCTCGATGCAAAAAAGTAATTGAGTCTTTAGAACTCCAAGCTTATGCTGAGGATGGTACTCCAGACAAAACTCAAAATTTAGATCATATGGCCGACAGCCTTGGCTACCTTATCTGGAGAGAGTTCAATCCATTACACATGAACTCAGGAAGAGGTACAGGCATTAGGCTTTATTGATATAACTGATTAAACTGTTCTTATTGTCGAGGACTTTGCTGTGTATAGCGGATTCAATCATTACAACAGAGAGAAAACAGGTGATTCAGCCGATGTAAATGATCCTTGTTCTGCGTGGTACAACATGGAACCACACTGGGGTCTAATTGAAGACCTTCTAAGTGGAACTTATGAAATGCGTCGCCGTCATCGTAGATATCTTCCTCAAGAGCCTAGAGAAATTGACGAATCATATGACAACAGATTATCTCGTTCAGTTTGTCCTCCTTTTTATCAACGATTAGAAAAAATGTTAGCAGGGATGCTAACAAGAAAGCCAGTCAGATTGAACGATGTAAATGACACTATTCGGGAACAGCTCTTTGATGTCGATTTACAAGGTAATGACCTAAACGTCTGGACATACGAAACCGCTCGAACCATGATCCGCTATGGACATGTTGGTGTTCTCGTTGATGCTCCGAGTAATGCATTAGGTCGGCCTTATTGGGTCACATATAGTCCTAGAGAAATTCTTGGATGGCGAAGTGAGTTAATAGATGGTCAACAGAAATTTACTCAGTTAAGACTCTTAGAAAAAGTCTTTGAACCTGATGGATTATATGGGGAAAAACAAGTTGAGCAGGTGCGTCTATTGACTCCCGGAGCATTTGAAATTCATCGAAAAGATGAAGACGGTAATTATTCAATCTTTGACGAAGGCAAAACATCTTTAACTGAAATTCCTTTCTCTGTTGCTTATGCAAACCGAGTAAATTGGATGGAATCTCGTCCTCCGATGGAAGACATTGCGGAATTAAATTTAAAGACTTATCAAATTCAGTCAGATTTGGATAATCAATTACATATAAGCGCAGTTCCTATGTTAGCTTTCTATGGATTCCCTCAAAGTGCTGAAGAAGTTAGTGCTGGACCCGGAGAAGCAATAGCTTTCCCTGCTGAAGGTCGTGCTGAATATATAGAACCAAGTGGTAAAAGTTATGACGCACAATTTAAAAGACTTGAGCAAGTTGCTTCGCAGATTAATGAGCTGGGATTGGCAGCAGTCTTAGGTCAAAAGCTATCCGCAGAGACAGCAGAAGCAAAACGGATAGACCGCTCGCAAGGAGATTCAACAATGCAGGTAGTCGCACAGCAAATGCAAGACATGATTGATAATTCTCTTTTGTATCATGCGAAATTCTTAGGAACAAACGAATCTGGTAGTTCCTTTGTGAATCGTGACTTCTTATCCTCTCGTCTTGACCCTCAGGAAATCGGAAGTTTGCTTCAACTTTATACTGCTGGAACGATTTCTCAGGAGACAATGCTTAAGCAACTTGTCGAGGGTGAGGTTCTTGGAGATGATTTTGACGTTGAGGAAGAACTTGAAGCAACTGAACAAGCTGGCCTAATAGAAATGGAACAACCAGAAGAGGAAGCAGAAGACGATGAACCAGAGGAATCAGCCGAACCAGAGGACGAAAACGAGGCTAGTTAAAAATGGCTGTTGGTGATATTCCTGAAAGTATTTATAGGAATACTCTTGATTTAAATCGTTTCAGTACAGGAACGGCGAGAAAGCTTGTCAGGGCATATGACCGGATTATTAACGATGCGATAGATCAGTTGGCAAAAATTGAACGGATGCCAAGAGCAAAGCAGCCGAAATATAAAGCAGATCGGTTGCGTTCTCTTATTAAACAACTTCAACAAAGCTTGAATAGTTGGTCACATAAAAGTGCCGCTTCAATGATTAAGGATCTGGACGGAATTGCGAGATTACAAGGTGAATTTGCGGAGCTTCAGCTAGCAAAAGCTTTGCCTATTGGAACTGAATCTGTAATTAATCCACTTAATATCACAAAAGGATATGCAGAGTCAGTTGTTAATAGCAATCCGATAGACCTAAATGCTTCTTTGTTAAGTGATGACTTAAAAGCCAAAGTTAAAGGCTTACCTGAAAAATTCTCTTTAACGTCAAAACAAGGATCTCTTGTTAATCTTCCGAATGGTCAAAGCTTGAGTCAGTCCTTTCGAGGATTAGCTGCAAAACAAGCAGAGCTTTTTGGGCGGACTGTTCGAGATGGGATGTTAACAGGCGAACCTACTCCTCAAATAGCTCGAAGACTTAGAGATCAATTAATTTTTGAGGATGGAAAACCATATAAACCTAATCAGGTCACAAACTTAGTCAGAACAAGCGTCCAGCAGGTTAGTAATGACGCAGCTCAAGCTGTATATGCAAATAATCAGGACATCACAAAAGAATATCGTTGGGTTGCAACTCTTGATTCTCGGACTGCCCCTGAATGTCAAATATTAGACCAGCAAAAATTCAAATATGGGCAAGGTCCACAACCTCCACAGCATTTTGGTTGTCGCTGTCGGACTGTTGCTGTTATTGATTATGGTGATGATTGGCAACCAAAAATTGGAAAACGGGCTTCTGAATTTGGGTCTGTTCCTCGAGGCACTTCGTATGGAAAGTTCTTGAAGGATCAATCGGCGAGTTATAAAGCAAAAGTTTTAGGCAAGAACAAGGTCAAATATTTCAACGCTCTTACGAAGAAGTATGGTCCAGATCAAGCATTAAAGAAAATGGTTCGGACTGATGGACAATCAAAGACATTGAAGCAATTACAGAAGACTTATGGGAAACAACCAAATAAAACAATTAAAAAATCTGTTCCTAAAAAAACTAAATTAGTTACAGATAAAGATAAAAAACTTGCAGCAGAGATTGCTGAATTAGAGAAACAAAATGCTGCTCTTTTGAAAAAGATTGGTGCTGATCCCAAATCTATTTCTGCTTTGTCAAAACAAATAGCTAAAGATCAGACAAAAAATATCTCTCAGGCTGGAGTGAATATAAAGAAACTTTCAGAGGAAATCTCTCAAATCGGGAAAAAGCCAAAGCCAAAAATCAAAAAACCATCAGCAGCGTTAATTAAAAAAGAAGGTCAATATATGACTGCTGCTCAGAAAGCTGGAAAGCAGAAATATGTTCCATTAACACCAGCTCAAAAGAAATTAATTGATGATTCTGTTGCGGAAAAATTAGGTATAGAGAAGAAATATGACTTATTAACTAAAAAAGTTGCATCTATCAAAAATAGAGAAGAATATATTAAACAATCAAGAGAAAATGAAGCGAAGATAAGAAAATTAAAATCTGAATTTAAGAAAGCAACAGATAAGAAAATTTTAAATAATGATTATGCTTATTTTGGAGAAGATTTTGTTGGTGATAAATGGGTCAAAGTTGACAATAAGAGAATTACAGATATGGGATACAAAGTTGATAATAAAATGCTTGATGGAACCAAGAAAAAAGGTTGGTCGTCTAAATTTGAACAACTAGAAGAATACATTAGCAGTTGGAAAGGTGGCTCTGCTAGTACACAAATGGCTCAATGTTGGCAATTAGAACAATCTGGAGCCAAACTTTCTACTTTTGCGCAATATAAAGCTAAGTCATTTAAGAAAATGAGTTCGGCGACTCGTAATAGCTTTCTTAATCAAGCTGATGGTTTAGAAGATTTTATAAAACGTTCGCCCGCTTATGATGGACAAATTCAAAGAGGGATGAAAATAAGAAAGGATCGTTTTGATGAATTTCTTCAAGATTTAGCAACAGGAAAGCCAACAGCAACATTAGAAAGTTGGTCAAGCAAAACAGATATTGCAGACGAATTTGCAGGAATTAAAAGGATAAAAGGAAAGATCGGACCTGATTCTGATTTCGATACTGAACGTATTCATACGATGTTGACTGTTAAAAAGAATAAATATGGATCTTCAATAACTAATTTAGCTAGTGATTATCAACATGAAATGGAAGTATTAGTTCCTTCAAAATTACGATATAAAATATCAGATATTGAACAGATTCCTATTGGTGATACTGGTGAAATGTTCTGGAATATAATTCTGGAACAAATTTAAATTTTCTCACCGTTAATAGTTAAGTTAATTCCGAGTTTTCCGCATAAAGCTGCAGCAAATTCTGTATTGTCTCCATTCTTAGGAAGATCGCTTAGATCGATATCGGCTCCTTCACCAGCAAAGGCTGTTGGCTCTGAAAATCGCTCAGGATCGGATGGCTTAAATTTTTCAGGCATTGACTTTTTGTGGTTTGTCTTTATCTTAATAAGAATAACCCCATTTGTAAAGCATGAGGCCAAAACCTGAAACCATCTATCGGTACACCGATGGAAAGATGAAGTCAGAATTTGTTCAGACTGAAAAGGACGGAGAACCTATTGAAGCACGTTTTGTTGTTGCAGGGGAGGGCAAGGAATACTGGGAGACAAGAACTGGGCTAAAATGGGAGGAGTCGCCTGTTTGTGATGCCTTACGGAAAGAAAAAAAAGGGAAAAAAGGGGGGGAAGAAAAAGTGATAACAGGTAATGTTGACTTAAACACGCCTTCTTATTAATTAATTCCCATGCCAAAATCATTTTTCCAAAAACTTGCTGAGTCAAAAGGCAAGACAACAAAAAAAGTCAAAGCAACTGCTCCTGACGTCAAAAAAAACTCTAAAAAACCTTCCAAGTAAAAAACAAACCCTGTGGGTCTTATGGCTGAAGAAACTAATGCTCCTGTGGAGCAAGAACCCTCTCCTGTGGAGAATAAAGCTCTTATTCAAGAACTTGAAGCGATGCGTAAGAAAAACGCTGAACTTTTAGACGAGTACAAAAAAGCAAAAGAGCAAGCAAAAGCACTTCCTCCGAATGTAAACATTCAGGAACTTATTGATTTTAAAAACAATGCCGAACAAGCTGAACTCGAGTCAAAAGGGAAGTACACCGAAGCTCGAACAAAGCTTGAAGATCAATACAGAGAAAAATCCGCTGAAGACAAAAAACGAATCGCCGAACTTGAATCAAAAGTCCGAGAACTTGAACTCATCTCTCCCGCAGTCTCGGCCTTGGCGGAAGTGGTACATGATCCAACTTTAGTTTTAAATAATTACATTCCAAAAGACAAGATCGAAGTTGACAGCGGCGTTCCTGTCGTTGTTGATGGTTATGAACGGACTCCTATTGTTGATTGGACAAAAAAACAATTAAGCGAAAAAGCTAATTATTTATTGAAACAAACTGCACCCCAAGGAGGTGGTGCTCCTGCTGGTAGAACGGGCGGATCTGAAGTTCCTGCGGGAATGAAAAATCCATTTGCCTCTGAAAGTTTCAATATTACGGAGCAGATGCGGTTATATAGAACAGACAAAGCTTTATACGATAAGTTGCAATCGCAGGCAAAACGCTAATATATTGTCAAAGACGAAGCTGTGCTGAGTCGAAGGCCTGTGGCCACATCGTAAAAACTAACTAGGAAACTTTTTATGGCGACTTTAAGGTCGGACATAATCGTTCCTGAGGTCTTTACGCCTTACGTTATTGAGCAAACAACTCAGCGTGATGCCTTTTTGCAGAGCGGTGTGGTTCAGCCTTTGGCGGAGCTTAATGCTACAGAAGGCGGAGATTTCGTGAACGTCCCTTACTGGAAAGCAAATCTTTCTGGTGATTTTGAAGTTCTATCTGATAGTGCTTCTTTGACTCCCGGCAAAATCCAAGCTGAAAAGCAGATCGGTGTGATTCTTCACAGAGGTCGTGCTTTTGAAGCCAGAGATTTAGCTGCTCTTGCTGCTGGTGCAGACCCAATGGCTGCCATCGGTGCAAAGATCGGAGCTTACATTGCAAACCAGAGACAGAAAGACTTAATTTCTACTCTCGCTGGTGTTTTTGGTTCTGTTAACTCAACAGATTCAAATGCTGCTTTGTTTGGACTAACAATTGATGGAGGATCAAGCGATACTCCAACAGCCTTAGCCCCTAAGCATGTTGCAAAAGCAAAAGCACTTTTAGGAGATGCTGGAGACAAGTTAACTGCTGTTGCTATGCACTCAAAGGTCTACTACGACCTTGTTGAGCGTAAGCTCGTTGATTACGTTTTAGCTGCTGACACAAATGCGAGTGCGACTGCTTCAGGCGGTTCTATTGCTGGTGCTTATGCAGGTAATGGTGCTGTTCCTACATACTGCGGGTTACGTGTAATCGTTTCCGATGATGTAGCTACAACTGGATCAGGTGCAAGCACAGAGTATTCCACTTACTTCTTCACTCAAGGGGCTGTTGCTTCTGGTGAGCAAGCTGGAATGCAAACTGAAACAGATAGAGACATCCTTGCTAAAAGTGATGCAATGTCTATCGACCTTCATTATTGCTATCACCCTGTTGGCACAAAATGGGCGGTGACTACAACGAATCCGACCAGAGCGCAGCTCGAAACCGTAGGCAACTGGTCGAAAGTCTACGAGACAAAGAACATTGGAATCGTTAGAGCAACTAACGTATCCAACACAGACTGAGGTAATTAACTAATGTCTATCTTTGAAACATCGGCTGGCAAACTTGTCGGCCCGACCACAGGTGGAACGGTTACTCAAGCTACTTCCAAAGCAACTGGAGTAACACTTAACAAGGCTTCTGGCCAGATCACAATGCACGCTGCTCAACTTGATGCAGGTGTTGAGGTCTCTTTTGCTGTGACAAACAGTGAAATCTCTTCAACAGACGTTGTGATTGTTAATCATGGTTCTGCTGGAACTGCTGGTTCTTATTTGGCTCAAGCAAATACTATTGCTGATGGTTCTTTTGCAATCACAGTAACTAATGTTTCTGCTGGCAACTTAAGCGAAGCGATTGTCCTTAACTTCGTTGCACTTAAGGGTGCTTCTAGTTAATGGGATTAGCCGCATTTAGGCGAGCTAGGGAAAGAGGGGCTGCCATTTTGGTGGCCTCTGTTCCTGAAAGTAAACCGAAACCAAAACGGAAACGCAAACCAAAAACTAATGGCAATCACGATAGTAGCCACGGTGGGGAGCGCAACAGCGAACAGTTATCTGACATTATCTGACGCTCAAGATCTTATTGATGGACTTGTCGAAGATGATGATGTAACTGCATGGGCTTCTGCCACTACAGACCAAAAAAATAGAGCTTTATATACGGCTGCTACTCGTATTGATAGAGAAAGATTTTTAGGTGCAAGAGCGGATGATACTCAGGCAATGCAATGGCCTCGAGACGGCGTTAGAAAACCTGACACTTATATCAATACTTATTCGACTGGTTTTCCTTTCAAAATAACCACTGACTATTACACAACAACTGAAATCCCTGTACAAATAAAACACTGTCAGGTCATTCTTGCTTGTTATTTAAACAACAATAAAGCGGGTTTAAATCTTTCTGGTTTGGAAGATTACAAACGTGTCGGAGTCGGAGGTGTCGCTGTAGAACCTGAACACGGTGGAGCTGTTGGTGCTGACAGAGTGCCACCAATGTATGAACGATTCTTAACAGGCCTTAGAATAAGTGGACCTGGCAATGTAGCCATCAAACGGAGCTAACCAATGTATTCAGCAGATCCAGATTATGCAGTAGGCGGTGAAGTCATCACTGACACTGCTGCACATACAGGTCGATTTAAGTGTGTTGATTTCTATGAAGAAACACAGATTGCAGCTATGTCGTCAAACTTGACAGGTAACACTATTGCGGCTGAAACAGTTGCGGCAGGAACAAGAATTTACGGAGTTATTACCAGCATCACTTTGACTAGCGGTGCTTGCATTGCTTATAGGGTCTAATGGGATTTGCCGACGCCATTCAAAAAGCGACTGCAAAAGTTACGCAGATTCCGGGCATTGGAGTCAACGTAACTGTTCGTAGAGTGGTCGTCGGTAGCTATAACACGACAACAGGAGTAATAGGCGAAACAACAACAGACACAACGGTTAAAGCTGTTTTTACTGATGTTAATCAGAGAGAAGTTAACGACCTGATTCAATCTGATGATCGTAAATGTGTGATTGCATCTGCGGATCTTTCAAATATTCCAACGACTGCTGATCGTATTGTTTATAGCGGAACAAATTATCAAATAATTCGTGTTCAGACTGTTTCTCAAGCGGGAACAGATATTAGTTACACCTTATATTTAAGAGCATGACCGTTAAAGTACCTCTTGCAAATATTACTAAATATGTAGAAGGCAAGTTGGATCAATTTGCCCGAGCATTAGTTATTGAAGTTGAGGCTGCTGTGAAAATAAATAATCCAGTTGATACGGGACGCATGGCGGCAAGTTGGATGATTGGACAGGATGGGGATACAAGCGGGGAACCAAAACCTGAAGGCATTTATGAAAATCCCGGGCCACCTGAAGGAACTAATTACAAGGCTGATGGCGGAGAAAAGGTCGGACACACTTACAGCATTCACAATAATCTTCCTTATGCAGAAGTTATCTGTTACACCGATCATTCAACGAAAGCTGATGCCGGTTGGTTTGAATTAATCGCTAAAGATGCTAGTCGTGAAGCCCCTAAAATCTACGATCATATTGTGAGGAAGGATTAATGGCTGCTACTGATTTGAACACCGTAAGAGCGACTATAGAGGGTCGTATTGGGACAGAATTAGCAAGTAGTCCTGCGATTCCTGTTGTTTATTACAACATGCCTAATACTCCAACCCCTGCGAGTAGTTGGTGTCAATGTTTAGTCAGTTTTGGAGCAAGTGACTTCCTTTCGATGGGTGGAACTTCGGGTTCTGATAATTCGGTTACTGGAATCGTTTTGGTAAATATATTTACAGCCAAAGGAGATGGTGCTGGAGCGAATTTAACAATCGGCAAACGTATCAGAGACTTATATAATCGAATTGTAGTTTCAGGGGTTCATTTTGATCCCCCTATTGGACCCGAGGTGTTAGCGAAAGCTGCTCCCGAGGGTTATTTCCAAACTCAGGTCAGAATGACCTTTGAAACCTTCGAGGAACTTTAACTATGGCATTTTATCGGGGCCAACAAGGCTCAGTCAAATTTGACGATGCAGGCAGTTCTGCTGCTGCTATTACTTCAACTCGTTCATGGTCGATGACGGTTGAAAAAGAAGCACTAGAGACAACAGCACTTGGAGCAACATACGCCGCAAATGTTGGTGGAATTATTAGTGGTTCTGGTTCTGTTGAACTTCTATATACAGCTAGTTCATCTGACGAAACGAATGTTTTTATTGAGGCCGCAAACACAGCAGCTGATACTGGAGTTGCCTTATTTGAACTTTATTTAGACACAACAGGAACCAAAAAGATTTCCTTTGATGGTGTCATTACTTCGGCTGATTATTCAGCTACAGTTGGCGAATTAGAGGTTGTTACCTGTAACTTCGTCACTAACGGCGCAATCACTCTGGACATTTAATCATGGCTTTTTATAGAGGACAACAAGGAACAGTCTTTTTCGATAAAGATTCTTCCGGCGGCAAATCTGAACTTGCTGCTGTTCGATCTTGGTCTGCTTCCCTAGAAAAAGAAGCAATTGCTGTTGATGCTCATGGGGATACTTCCCATAAGTTTATTGGTGGCATGTATGGCGGCTCTGGTACTTGCGAGCTTTTCTATGATGCTCCCGGCGGTGACAAGCAGGACTTCATCCATGAAGTTCAAACTACAAACGATCCCGCCAATGCTTTCATTGAGCTTTATCTTGATGAATCAGGCGGCAAAAAGATCACTGGCGAGATATTAGTGACAGGTGCAGAGTATGGAGCTAATGTTGGTGAGATTGAAGTCGTTACTGTGAACTTTTCCTTTAACGGCGATATAACACTTGCAGTTTAATGGCAGCACCAAAAGATCGACTTGTTGACAAATGGGTCACAGGTTTTGATCTCTCTAAGAGACGTAAATTCACACTACAAGACGAAAGCGGCGATCCTATCGGTGACGTTTATTTTAAAGCGGTCACTCGAGCGGATCGTTTGCGTGTGCAAGATGCGGCTCAATCTGATGACGCTTTAAAGATGAGCACTGTCATGTTTTGCCAAATGGCAGAACTTGAAGATGGTTCTAAAGCTTTTGCCTTGGCAGACGTTGCGAAGCTACAAAGAGAATTGCCTGAATCGGAATTAAACAGAGCTGAATTATTCCTATTTGATATTTCTGGCGTTCCACTTGTTGACGAAGCAAAAAAAGATTAGAGCAGGACAACTGGCTTAATTATGAGTTCTTTTTGGCCTGCGAGTTAGGGATGACAGTCGGACAATTGCGTTCTTCAATGACAGAAGAAGAGTTCGTTTATTTTGCTGCTTACCATTCTTTAAAATCTGATCGAGAAGAGAAAGAAATGGATAAAATGAAAAGGCAAAGATAAAACCCCTTGGCTGGGGAGACCAAGAGGTTTTGTTTGGTATTCGCTTTGCACCTGAGGGTGAGACTTAAACCCTCAATCAAAAGATAACGACTTGTCAACGATTGCGCCAACTTCCTCGATGATTTGCTAGCCCAGCAACATCCTTTTCAAGTCGGTTTAATCGACTAAAAATTTCTCGTATATCACGATCTCTTCTGGCTGTTATATTGTTGATTGCAACTAAAAAAATAGAGACGGTTGCTCCAATAATTGCGGCGATCACTTCATTCATTTAATCTTAGGAAGAATAATTTTTATTATGGAGGTTATTTTGCCAGAAGAAACAAAGCAACCCAAAAAACCTACGGATGAAAAAAAGAAAGGTGTATTAAATAAACTTCAGGAGATAACACCTGACAAAGACGAGCAGGTAGCACTCATTGGAGTAGCAGTAAGGCTCGGAATTGTGGTCTGGTCAGGATTCATACTCACATTGGCGTACGTTGATTTACCCGGATTTCAGAAACAAAACTTTGATCCGACCTTTATTGCCAGCGTGTTTACGGGAGCCCTCAGTACTTTTGGACTGGCTACATCTAAAGATAAAAGCAAAGGCAACGGCGTAAGCAAAGAAGAATTAGAAGCAATGATGACTAAAAACAATCAATCAGCAACAGAACAAGTCATTCGAGTACAAACACCTTTAACTATTAATGGAGCTGAAGTCGTACAACAAGAAAGAATAGATCCAATTACACAAAGTACTACAGGAGATGACGGTAAATTAAAGCCATGAAAAAACTACTTCCACTCCTTTTGTTATTGGCCTCCCCTGTTCAAGCTGATGTCCGTCACTCCATAAAATCGAGTGCGACTATTACTCTTGATCCGGCTTATTCTTCTGCAACAAGAATAGGGTCAACATATTCGGTTTCGGGATCGAATGTCACGCCAAGTAAGACAATTTCAGGAACAACAACTTCTGGAGCAATTGGGGGACTAAACATTGGTTCCGTGACTGCAGGCGTACCAGCATTTATTGACACTGACTTTACTGTTACCACAGCCGGAAGTGCATTTTCCGCAGTTGAATCGCTGACCCAAGGCGATGCTATTCAATCAGCCACAACGGTCAGTAGTGGTGTGGTCGGATCGCTTCCGTCGCTGGGATCGACAGTTACGGGTTCTGGCGGAGTTACTGGAGGCACTATCACTTCTCTTACGTCAGGAGTTCACACCTGTGGCGGAACAATGGGGGCTGGCTCTAGTTGTACTGCGACAAGCATTATCGAAACGCTCGTTGACTGATGATTATATTCTTCACCCTATTGGCAATATTTTCTATTTTGTTAGTTTTGTGGATAAACTTGTCTAATCCGAATGAATGAAGAAAATACTGCTGCTATTTATATTATTAATACCAGCTAAAGCTCTAGCTGTACCAGTGGTTCCCAACTTTTCTAGCGGTACTATGTCTGCGGTCACTAGAACTACAAGCGTAGTAACTGAAACTATAAGTTCTCACGACTATAATACTGGACATACTTATACATTAAACGGCACTGGCTTATCAATTGATGGCAGTATTTCACCCGCCCCAACTACTACAACCCAAACAATTAACGGGACTAATTACACGTGGACAGGCGCAAATCTAACCAACAAACCATCGGTGACTCTCACAACAAATGGGAATCCATTTCAATTCGTAGAGAGTTATACGGGGCCGGGACTATCAAATGTAACAAACATAATTCGGACAACAAATATAGAAAGCGTTACAGAAACTACCTCAGTATTCTCACAATAATAAGCGTAATTTTGTCACCTAAAGTATTAGCAAATACTTCCCAAACTGCTGCTCCTGTCGCTAATTCCAGTGGTTCTGTGACAAACATGGCCATACAATCTTTGCAAGGTAATTTAATACAGAATCAGTATGGAGGTAATATTTTATGTCAGGGTCCGATGTTAACTTTCAGCCCATTTATTACCGACTCTCATCAATATTCTTTACCTAGAGAATATTGGTATGAACAACCCCAATACGGGGACGATGGACAGCAGACTCATACGACATCAAGCAGAACAGGACAGAAGGATAACCACGCTGTAAACCTCGGTTTTTCCATGACCTTTTCCATTCCACTGGATCAGTCTCTTCAAAGAAGATGTAAGCAAGCTGCTGATAATCAAATTGCTAGGACAAAACAAATGCTAAAAGATAGTCAACTTAACTGGCATATTGCTCGCTTAAAAAATTGTGGGGAACTCAAGCTAGCCGGAATTGAGTTCGCTCCAGATTCACCTTATGCAGACCTTTGTAAGGACGTTGTTGTAAAACCTAAATTAGGTCAAGTCCTTCCTCATCGACATAACATCCCAGTTACTTCTTCTTCTTCTCCTTTGCCTTCTTTAGAGGTGGTAAATCCCGCTTCTTCCGATAAGCGTTAGCTCTGATTTCTGATTGAGTTAGTTTTGTTGGATCTTTACCCAATAACTTTTGAACTCTAGTCATTATCTGTTTTACGACAGGCTTTATAGCTCGCAAAAGAATTGGCGTAGCGGCTGCACTTGAGGTTGCGATTATGGCAATTCCTCCGACTTGAACAACCTGCGGAACACTTGGAATAGCATCAACAATCTGCTCAGTAAATGAGACTTCTGAATATTGAGTGACGCATCTATTTCCGATTAGTTCATATCCTGTTATCTCTTTCGTCCCCTTCCCGTCAGGAACCTTGGTCCCGATTTCTGGAGCGTCAGGAGGCGGGCAATCCTTGCTTTTCTTGGGGGCTGGCGGTGGCTCGTCTGTTGGGGGCGTTTCTGGTTCTGAGGGTCT